GTCGAGGGCGTGAAGTTCCTGGATGGGCTGAACACGCCAGCGCACAAGATTGCGTCTATGGAAGTTCACGATAGGGCGCTCATCGCCAAGGCGTTCTCAACCGGGAAGCCGGTATTGATTTCAACCGGCATGGCGACGGAGGATGATTGCTGGAACATGGCCGGTGCTGTCCTTCTGCATTGCGTGAGCCAATATCCGGCCAAGATCGAGAACGCAAACCTAAACGCTATCAAGGCGCTGCAGGAGATCAGCAACCGCGTCGGCCTCTCCGACCACACGCCGGGCTTTGAAACCGCAATAGCCGCGACGGCTCTAGGCGCTGTCGTTATTGAAAAGCATTTCAAGCTTGATGATGACTGCATCGACGCGGCCTATTCGCTCGATCCTGTGGATTTCGCCGCAATGTGCAAGGCAGTGCGCGCAATCCACAAGGGTATGGGCGACGGTGTTATTCGCCCGACATGCTCACCGAGGGTAAAATGAACACAGTCGATCTCTGGAAGTCCAACTTCGGAGATGACTACACCGCCCGCAACGACCGCAAGACGTTGAGCGCGCGCGAACAAGTCTGGAAAATGCTCCTGCCGCTGCATTGTGACTCGGTTCTGGAGGTTGGGGCCAACATCGGCTTAAACCTGGAAGCGATCACACAACGAACCGCGTGTCAGCTTTACGCCTGCGAGCCTAATCAAACGGCACGGATGGAGCTTTATAAACTCGGCATTATGCCGGACGACCACATTACCGGCGACACAGCAGACGCCCTTAGTTTCCCTGACGGTATAGCCGACCTTGTATTTACCTCGGGCGTCCTGATTCACATCGCGCCGGACAAGCTAGAAAAGTCGATGCGTGAAATCCACCGCTGTGCGCGTCGATGGATCATTGTAGGCGAATACTTCGCCCCACAAGAGGAAATGATTTCATACCGGGGACATGAGAACGCCTTATGGCGCCGCGACTACGGCAGCCTTTTCCTCGATATGTTCCCAGACCTGAAATGTACCGCTCATCTGTTCGCATGGAAGCGCATGACGGGGTTGGACAATCTTACCTTTTGGGTATTCGAGAAGCACTGATGGCTGCTCGCATCAACAAGATACGCCATGACGAAAACACCCGCGAAAAGATTAGAACCAGTCAGCTTCTAAATCGCTTGCAAGATCATGCGCTTGGGACTGTGGAAATGAGCAGCACGCAGGTTCGTGCGGCTGAAGTGTGCTTGCGCAAGGTTTTGCCAGACTTGAGCGAGAGCAATGTAACCACGACAAGACAAGAGGCCCACGATTACAGCCGTGCAGAACTCATTGCGCTCTTGGAAGAATCCCGATCAGGAAATGGTTCTGACCGAGCTTCTGAAGAGGACGGACGCCCACGAGAACCTGATAGCGTTCACTGAATACACATTCCCGCGTTATCGCACTGCCAAGCATCATCAGCTTATCGCTGAACAGTTAGAGCGGGTTGAGCGCGGCGAGATTGATCGGCTCATGTTGTTGGTGCCACCAAGGCACGGCAAGTCTGAGTTGGCGTCCAAGAGGTTTCCGGCTTGGTATCTCGGCCGGCAACCCGGCAAGCAATTCCTTTCAGTGTCAGCCAATAGCGAGCTTGCCAGTGATTTCGGCCGCGAGGTTCGAAACATCATTGGCAGTCCTGAGTATCAGGCAGTCTTTGACACAAGCTTGGCGCAGGACAGCCAAGCCAAGGGCAAGTGGCACACGAGCGCGGGGGGGATTTACTACGCGGTAGGCATCGATGGCGGCGTTCTAGGCCGTGGTGGCGATGTCATCCTGATCGATGATCCCTACGCGACAATGAAGGACGCTCAGTCTGAGGTTACGCGCAAGAACGTCTGGGATTGGTACACGGGCACGGCTTACAACCGCTTGATGCCTGGCGGCGCTATCGTCGTCATCAACCATCGAATGCATGAGGATGATCTGTCTGGGCGTCTGTTGGCGCAGCAAGCGGCGGGCGGCGATAAGTGGGAGGTCATCCAACTCCCTGCGATCTCGGATCGCGGGACAGCGCTTTGGCCTGACTCATACCCTGTTGAAACGCTAGAGCGCATAAGGCGCAACACAATCCCGCGGTTTTGGTCTGCACTCTATCAGCAGAACCCGACGCCGGATGATGGCGATTATTTTAAGGGTGATTGGCTCAAGTCATTCACGACCATGCCGCCCAAGGAGACGCTCGCGATATACGGCGCCAGTGATTACGCGGTGACGGCAGAGGGCGGGGACTTCACCGTGCATGTCGTAGTCGGGGTTGATCCTGACGGGCATATGTATCTGCTCGATCTATGGCGCAAGCAAACGTCCTCGGATGAGTGGATTGAGGCGTTCTGTTCGCTCGTTAAGGAATGGAAGCCGCACGAGTGGGCGGAAGAGCAAGGCCAAATCAGGTCTGGTGTTGGCCCGTTCATTGAGAAGATGCAGCGGGAGCGTCAGGCTTGGGTCTATCGCCGTGATTTCCCGACACGAGGCGACAAGGCTGTCAGAGCGCAGTCCATTCGCGGGCGCATGGCGATTGACGGGCTTTATGTTCAGCAGGGCTCGCCTTGGTTTGCCGATCTGCGGTCTGAGTTGCTGAGTTTCCCGGCCGGAAAGCATGACGACCAAGTTGATGCGTTGGGCCTCGTCGGGCAACTGCTCGACACGATTTCATCAGGGAAGAAGCCAGAACAGCCTGAGAAGGCAAAGAACCCGTCTGGCTATCGCCCTCGCGCGCCTGAACAGCGCGACGATGACTGGAAAACGTATCGTTGGAAGAGGCCAAATGTTGACCGCAGAACGCTTACGCAAGGTGCTGGACTACGATGCAAGCACTGGGCTGTTCTCGCGTAAGCACGGCCACGTCTGCAACAACGGCACCAACACTCTTGGTTATGTGCAGATCATGGTTGACGGGCAAATGTGCGCGGGCCACCGACTTGCTTGGCTTTATGTGCATGGACGTTGGCCCGCTGATCAGTTGGATCACATCAACGGCAACCGTGCCGATAATCGCATAGCCAATCTGCGCGAGTCTTCGCAGGCAGAGAATTGCGGAAATGTAGCTCGGCATCGAGACAATCGATCTGGGTACAAGGGCGTCTTTAGTGCTCGCGATAAGTGGGCTGCCCAAATCTGTCGCAACGGCGTGAAGCGCCATCTTGGTGTCTTTGATAGTCCAGAGGCAGCGCACAAGGCGTATTGCGCCGCAGCACTAGAAACCTTCGGTCAATTCGCGCGGGTTGCCTGATGTCTTTCTCGGCTGCTGGCACAAATGCGCCTAGCGATACAGGTTACTGGTCACTATCCAAGCTCAAGCGCTGCTATACCGAGTTCCTGTCTTCCAAGAGAGAGGAGCTGGACGAGCAAGCGGACGCCCGCCGCTACTATCACGGCTCGCAATACACCGATGATCAGATCACGACGCTGAAGAAGCGTCGCCAGCCGATCATGACGTTCAACCGGATCGGCCGGAAGATCGATGGCGTTATCGGTCTGATCGAGCGATTGCGGCAAGACCCGAAAGCATATCCCCGCACGCCTCAACACGAGGAAGGCGCTGACCTCGCAACAGCCGCAATCCGCTATGTGCTGGACGAGCAGGAGTGGAAAGCCAAGTCACCAGAGGTTGCGCGTGACGGAGCAATTGATGGCATCGGCGGAATTGAACTTGAGCTAGTCAAGGGTGACCAGGGCGACCCCGAGATAGGATTCAATCACGTCGATATTCAGTCGTTCTTCTACGATCCCCGGTCATATCGGGCCGATTTCTCCGATGCGATCTACATGGGCATTGGAAAGTGGATTGAAGAGGAAATTGCCAAGTCCATGTTCCCGGATGCGGATGAGACTGCATTCTCGAATGAAACCGAACTGACGACAAACACCGACCGGGAGGCGCGCTGGTTCTCAACGGCCGGGACGGTCAATCGCGTTCGCCTGGTGGAGATTTGGTATCAGCACAAAGGCGGCTGGTGCTACGCGATCTTCTCCGGCAACACCGTTCTTGCCGAGGGCAAGAGCTACCTTCAGGACCAGAAGGGCAAGGACTTCTGCAAGTACATCATGTTTAGCGGCAACGTTGACCATGACGGTGATCGTTATGGTTTTGTCCGCAACATGAAATCTGCACAGGACGGCATCAACGCCAAGCAGTCCAAGATGCAGCACATCATCGCTTCCAAGCGTCTTATCCTGTCGCAAGGTGCTGTGGATGATATCGAGAAGGTCAGGGCGGAATGGGCCAGACCTGATGGCGTCGTTATCACCAATCGAGCCGTTAACGAGGGCGTGAAGCTTGACGATCAGTCCTTTGATTTCGCCGGCATCGGTAAGCTTCTGGAACTCAACCTTTCGGAAATCGAGAACTATGGCCCAAATCCCCAGCTTGTCGGGGAAGCTGCCGGCGCCAAGTCAGGCCGGGCGATTGCCCTCTTGCAACAGGGCGGCGTTGCCGAACTCGGTCCTTATATCCTCGCCTATCGCGGCTGGAAGGTCAGGGTCTATCGCTGCATCCTGAATGCGATCCAGACCCATTGGACAGCGGAACGTTGGATCAGGGTAACGGATGACGAGGGCTTAGCTCAGTTCGTCCAGGTCAACGGGATACAGATTGATCCGCAAACCGGCCGCCCTACCATGGTCAACGCCATCGGTTCGCTCGATGTTGACGTGATCCTGGATGAAGCGCCCGACAGCGTGAACATGCAGGCAGAGAACCTTGAATATC